CTACTCCTCATTTAACCTAAACGGTCCACTTCCTTCAAAGGGAAGAAACTGAGAGCCTTTGCGGGCCGCTCAGAGGATAGGCCTTAGTATTATTGCCAAGGCCCGAGATCATGCCATCCGTGAGCATGAATTCGTGTTATCTTCGGAACCGTTGACTTCCTAAGGTCGTGATGACCTAGGGAAGGAGTCAGGCTAGAGACACCTCTTTCAGCGGCAATTAGGAACTGCTGCCTGCCGAGGTAATAATCCCCGAGACGTCCCTGTGAGGGGACGATCTTGCTAGACTCAGCGGCCATCAGCACAGCGGTATAACCCGCGTGCCGATCAGTCATGGGCTTCTTCACAGGAGCCCGGGTGATAGCGTTGAAGAGGTAGCCCCCCCATCCCTTCCGAGCCAGCTCGCGCCAGCTCTTCAAGGAAATGGAAGGGAGTGCCTCGTCAAAGTTCGAGAGGATACCACAATCACCAAAACCCTCTGGGATCTTAAAGATCCTGAAGGGCTTCGGAATTGCGGCAACCACTAAATCCCACGTGTGCTTGAAGAGAAGGCTGCAACCATAGCCGTTTTCACGGCGATGGGCAAGCCTTCTCAAAGCGTTCGCGAGACGGAACTTGCTTTCCACCGTTGACAGACTTTCCTTAAGGAAAATCGGCCTCACGTCGTACCCAAAGAAGTAATCTTTTCCGCAGGACTCCCTAAAGGGGCCGTCTTTGAAACTTTTGGTTTCATTGACAACAAAACCTGCGTACGAGATCACTCTGGTCACCGACTCATAGTGGCGGGCGGGAACGATCAAGTCGTCCCCGTATACGCTCACGAACGAGTCGTCTTGATAATCCTGGGCCGCTCGGCATAGGGCCCAGAAGATCAGACTTTCGAGTTCGAAAGTACACCCGTTCCCCATTGAGGAGAACTTGTGATAGTGCACCCATTGGTCCTTCTTGCGAAGGTACCCCTGTTTGCTCCTGATCATGTCAAGCAGTTTGAACCACTTCTCTGGAAGCAAGAATCGTACTACCTCAGTAGAGATAGTATCGCTTGCCCCCGAAAGGTCAATGGTCGCTAGGATCCCGGTAAGGGAACCAAACTGTGCCAGACGCTGATTTACCCCTTGATCATTTAGATCTTGGGCAGCGTAAACGCGCAGAAGGCGCCGTATCTCTCGTCCAAAGCCGCGCTGTAAAAACGAATTTACATGCGGTTCTTTGGCGATGACGCGGTGCGTCTTTGCGTTCTTCGGTACAAACACGATCTCATTGCCTCTCACAATGCTGAAAGCGTCTCTCACGAGACTAACAGGCAGAGAGGGGAACTCGTCAGTTTGCAACTGACAGTTCAACCAGGCAGGGATGCTGTTTATACAGCAGTGACCCATGATGAGAGTATTGCTCGTGACGTCAAGCTTCGCTTTGAACTTGACGTACGCGGATGTGAGTGAACCGGAAGTCGACGTTGTCGCTCCCGGACCCCATCCAAACTCGCTTGCTATCGAGTCGAGGTCAGGCTCTCCAAGGACAGAGGCAATTTTTCGACGTGCAGACAGGAAAACCCTGCGCATCGTCGGGTCCCATAAGTGTGGGTCCTCCTCTAAGGCCTTGAATCGCCTGTTCGTCTCTTTGCAAGCGTCTTCACAGTCAAGGAAAGTTTGCAATGCTTTCCCTTCAGGATCCAGATCTTCATGTCGAAAATCTGGGAACTTCGCCAGGAACTTCGTGACCAACTGATCATTGCTGAAAGCAATGGGACTGTTGTAATGAAGTGGATTGACTTCCAACGCAACCAATTGGGCATATTCTTTGTGTTTCCACAAGATGAATACACTCAGGCTGCGCGGGGAGTCAATCGCTTGGCACAGACTGTGGAGAACCACGTCCAGCAGTGCGTGACTGCTGTCACGACTCGAGGGGCTTAGCCCCTCAATCAGCTCTTGCTTATGCATAAGCCCTTTCTTCCCTTATGGGATAGATGTTGTTACCCACCGACTTCGTTCTACTTGTTAGTAGATGAAGTCGTAGTCGTGGACCTGATTGGTCACGACTGCTTCATCGATCAGATCACGGAGCTGCGAAAGCAGGTCCTTTCGTTCTTGCAGCGTGCTTTTGGCAGGCAGCACGAACTCGATCGTACCGAGAAGAGTGTGGGACAGCTTGGGCTCGGCAGGATAGCCAGAGCTGGTGCTGCCGGACGAGTCGGCGAGAATGGGGTTCTCGAGCTTCCAGGTGACTTTCGTCGCCTGGATCTTCTTGTCTGCCGGCCGCTGGAAGCATGTCAGCCGATTCTGGCCCAGGATCACGCTCGTTACCGAGCGGTTGATCCAGGACAGAATCGAGTTGAGCACGCCGCCAGCGACGACATACGAGAGGGCCACGGGCGTTGCCGCCGCGTCGGTCAGGGTCACAGTGCTGCGTGCAGCCATTGTGATTCATCTTTCATTGTGAGTTGATGAGACGCAACGGGTTTACACCCGAAGCGTTCGACGACTACTCCCTTTGGAGGAAGCGGCCGTCTGCAGCAGTGCGATCGCGGAAAGACCGTGAGCGGAGTCTTTGAACGCAGCCTTCTCGTTAGCAAATGAGTCGTCAGACCCATCTGTTGCGGAAGATCTGTGTCCAAGACCCCGAGGGTCCTGCCACTTTGGGAATGGGACCGTGGGGAAGTCAAGCACGAGTGATCGATCTATATCGAACCACCAGAGCGAGGCTTCAGCGCGGCCAAAACATACCAATCGCAAAGACCCGGACGGGTGAGAGGTTTGATTACCATAAATTGCAGTTTGCAACTTATGAAGCGAGCGGGTGGTTTTCCACCCACTGTGGAAGGTCAGCCCCTGGGTAGCAGTGAGCGCTTTTATCGCATCGCCGAGAGGAATAAACCAATCGGCGACGAAACTAAACGGCACCAGCTCCCAGGCAACCTCCAACGGGTTTGTTAACCCGAAGGCTCTGACCGCCTGAACAGCACCTGGAGAGATGCTGTAGCGGACTTCCATAGCCTGCCACTGCTGATCAGAAGATTGTCGCCGACGGCTCCACCAGGGTTGATCCCAGATGGGTAAGTCGGTAACTACTCTCTTTTCAGTATAGTGTTTGGCCTTTGCTTCTCTCATAACGTACTCTCGTTCTACAACCGTTGCCGCAAGAGCTTCGGCATGGTCATAGACGTCCTTCAAGAGTGGTTTCCAACCGTAGGAGTACTCGAGCCAGGTCTGCGAAACGAACTTAGAATTCAGTTCGTATTGACGACGGCGTCCTTCTGATTTCAAGGAGAATTGCTTCCCCTTGTTCATACGGACCCATGTCTTTACGATCTTGGTCTTCGCGCGTTCAGTAAGGCCCAGCTCACGAGCAAACTCCCCGACGTTGAGCCCCTTGAGAGCCCGGATTGCCCGGACTAACTTCGTCGCTGTTTTTGTAAGCAGCGCGGCCGTTTTGTTCAACTCCGCCATCGCGACAGCAGTATTCGCCTTTTCAGACTGCAACTGGTCGAGAAGCTTCATCGCGAGCCTCGGGTAAGGATCGTCGGCAGGGGGTCCTTGTGAAATATCGGCGCCATGCGCTTCGCACGTACCCGTGAAGGTAGTGCGCTGGTGCACGCGATTGCCCATACTCGCGTTCTGGAACTCGAAGTACCAGTGCGGCCCTTTCGGGTCGCTCTTAAAGTACTTCTTGATGTGGAACGGGTGGTCTGGAAGCGGTCCGCGTCGGCGTCGTCTCCGGTAACCCGGAGTCACAGTGGACGTCGTGACCTTGAGAACGTGGGTGGTTTTCGTCGGACCATAGTATTCGAGTGGCGGGTCAATGTCAATCCTTTCCCAATCACCTCCCTGGTCAGGGAAGTAAAAGCGTTGGGATACATACGTTGAATTCCGCTCTTCGAAACTATTCTGGTCCGGTTCGATCATCACCTCGCTCCTCTAGGTCAGCCTACAACGGGTAGGTCCGCCAAATCTCTCCGGTTTCACCGGAACGTTTAGGTTCGTCCACGCTTAGCGTGGTTTTGCACCGCGGCTTAGAGTTGCTCCAAGCCCACGATCGAAATATC